ACATTGTCTACGATGGAAAGCGTTTTAAGCTGGGTATCCTGTGACACAATTCCTTCCAAATTGCCCGCAATCTGAGTCTCTTCCAAGATATTTGCTGGAAAGTTTGGCGTAAAATGTGGATGAATCAACACAAAATCATCTTTTTTCATTCCAGATACAGGATTACTAAAAATCAATCTGTATCTTCGATTCATTCCAGCAGAAAACTTTCGTTCTTTTGTTTTTTCCAGATTGCTCATTGCCTGCAACTTGTACTTTAAGGCGATGCCGGATGTAGTTCCAAAGTTTTCATCCGAAATGTTAGCTACCATGCTGATCTGAAAAATCAACTTTTCCAGTCTGTCAATCAGATGTTCTTGCGTATTATCTCCGTCCGGCTTGCTCATAAATTCAACGATCACATTCTCTGTATCTCCGTCAAGGTTTATAATCCTGTTATCCCTAATATGTTCCGTTTCGTCATTTCCTAGGAGAGTCCCAAGTATTTTCAGGTATGCATCTGCAAAATAATCGACATCATTCGCTTTTTCGGAGATCGTCTTATTATATGCATTTATCATCGTCATAACCGGCTCAAAAATCCCAATCCGTTCCGCGTTCTCCACGAATTCTGCTGCCGGAACACCATCGAAACCATGAATCTTTTCTTCTGTCTCCCATACAATACGCCCTTTTAATACAAACCACTTAACCTTTTGTTGATCTGATACACTACCATGTAATACCTGATCCGCATCCGTGTACAGCCTCACAAAATAACGTTCCTTACTGAGTACAGAATCATCGTACACCATAAATGCATCCATCGGAGAAAGATATGTAATCCCGATGTTGCCAAGATCATCTACATAATACATTTCATACCCTTTTCCATATATGCTACATATTTTTGACAATTCCGCGTTGTTATCGTCCTGGTTATTATACTGATCCAAAAAATCAACATATTTCTCAACATCTTCATTCCCGTCCACAGACAACTTGATTGGATTCCCAATAAAAAATCCATTCATGGTATCCACAATATATTTTGCAAAATTTACTGCAATACGGTTATCCGGCTTCCATCTTGGTTTTTTAGGCTCGTAAAAAATCGGATAATCTGTTTCATAAGCCTTTCGAAGTTCCTCATACCGAAAAACACATTCTGCGCGATGTCTCTCTATAAACTGACCAAGCGTCTCATCTGTCAGTTCTTCTTCTGATGAAATCCTGTATATCATCTATAATCCTCCCTGAATCGTTCGATTTAGTCTCACTGGCACTCGTCTCTCCTGCTCAATTGAGTACCTGAGCATCGCCATCGCATCATCAAAGAAATTCACTGGCTCATCCGTGAAAGTGTTCGTTTTCTCATCCTTTTTCCATTTCCACTGCTGGATCTCCTTAGTCGTGTTTACGCAGGACGGATGAATGTGAATCGTGTGCTGCTTCAGATAATCAATCTGCGCTTTCACGCTGTTCGACTCTTTCTTAACCGGGCGTGCTCTGTATCCTGCTTTCTGCCACATCTTAATCCTGTCCGGCTCAGCAGAATCGCAATACATGGTGATTCGTCTTTGGAATTTTCCCTCAGCCAACTGTATGATCTCTGATGTATCTTTTTCAAATACATACAATTCCCGGCATAAGTAGATATCTCCATCTTTGAATCCAACCTCCCCGATACAGTTCGCATGGTTGAATCCAAAATCCTGTGAATTTACCATGTAATCGAATCTTTCTGGGGATGTATCGAATTCCTCAATCACATAATTTGTAAGAATCAGACCTCCGGTCTCTCCCCATTCACCAAGTCCGTAAATCCGATACCCGTCCGGATCCCGTTCTTTACGCATCATCATGCGCCGGTGATACGCTTCGTCTATGAACCGGTTCTGCAGGTATGTAGACTGGTGTGTGTATACATCATCACTCTTAATGTCAAAATACTTTGCCTTCAGCCAGTGCGTTGCTGACACTGGGTTGAAGCTGAATGTGATCTGGTAATACAAAAATGGATTGAATGACAAGTCACCTCTGAGTCGGTCATCGAGAATATCGACATCCGCTTCGTAAAGCTCCGTTGCTTCTTCAATCCATATCCATGTTAATTTTCCGACATCAAATGTGATAGACTTTACTTTTTCTCGCTGTCCATCATCTTTCATTCCTCGGAAAATCACTTTATTTCCTGTCACTTTCGAGATCAGCTCCATTGGATTACTTCTGATCTGCCAGAATAATCCTGCTTTATCCCCGTATATTTTATATATTGCACTCTTTAGCTCCGCATAAGTACTATCTTTGTTTGTTGTGTCTACTTTCCGGACGCACAGAAGATTCGCGCCTTTGTACTTCGGATCACCAAGTTTGATGATAAAATTCTGTGCAATGTTTACTGACTTCCCAGAACCGGCAGAGCCTTTTGCCAATCGGTATCGTTTCTTGCACTCATTGAATTCTTTAAAATTTCTGTTAAATCCAACATTAACTTCCTTCATCTTCATCACCATAGTCTACTACAATCTTCATGTCCATATCTCCTGCTACATCCAGCTTGTCATTCCACATACCTAAATGCCTGCCGAGAAGCTCGAGCGCCTTTACCTTGTCGCAGGGCTTCTGTTCCAATCCATCGCGCCCCTTTTTAATCGTTCCGAGGGCTCGCCGCTGTTCCTCAGTAAGGTTATCTGTAAGCTCCAATTCTACGGTCCGATACAGAATCGGTTCTCCGTCTTCTCCTACGAGCGGAATAATATTTCCATCTACTTCTGCTGTAGCCTGTTTCTCAACTACTTTCGCGTAGTCTGAAGCCTTGGAAAAAGCAATGGCAGCCAGTTCATTTAAAACCCGATCCTGCGTGATCTCCGTCCGCTTCTGCCGCTCTTCCATTCTTTCGGCAATATATTCTGCAACCTTAGCATTTCTTAGCAACTTACTTCCATTTACTGCTGCTGACTCTTCTTTCTTTACGCTTGGATATGCGACGCGGTAAGCCCGTGTGGCATTTAGATCAATCAAGTACTCATCTGCAAATATTTTCTGTTTTTCTGTCATAGGACTCACCACCTTCCATTCTGTT